AAGTAGGCGGCCAAATCGGGGTAGGTGCGAGCCATGGCGCATTCTTCACAAATTGACGACACCGGTCAAGACCCCAAGCGGTAGGGGGTCGCGCGTCAGGGATCACAAGACGTGAAGGAGACGCCACCTCTAGCAGAATGGCCCGGAATGATTTACAATCTGTGAAGGATGACACTCACGACCGAGGAGCGCGTGCGGGCGCGCATCCGGGGGCTGGTGCGACACGGCGACGCCGTCAAGATCGCCGACTACAGTGCTCAACGCCGCGCCCCATCCCGCGGGCTCAGCGCGCAAAACCTGTCGTATTTCCTCAACGGCCGCCGCAAGCACCCGCTCGGGATCAGCGACCTCGAAGACATCGCGTTGTATTTCAATCTCACCGTCGGCGAATTGTTCACGGTGAACAAGAAAACCGAGCTCTCGGGTCCCGAACAACGGCTGCTGCTCGCCTATGCCGCCGCGCCCCCCGCGGCGCAGGCCGCCGCCTTGACCCTGCTCGAATTGACCGATCGCGGCGCCGCGCCCCGGGGCGCGCCCCGCCGCCGGTTTGCCGGCGGCCACGCGATCGCCACGCTGGACACCACGCGCCCGACTCCAGCGTGGCTCGACCCTACGGGCACGGCCTAACCTCCCACCGACCCGGCGCGCACGTAAACCCGCAATAGCCGTTCGGACAGGTCAAGGCCTGGAGGACGAGCGCCGGCAGGCCATCGGCACACCGGGGCGGCGGCGCGGTGAAGGTCGCCGTGTGCGACAGCGACAGCCCGCAGGACGCGAGCAGGAGCGCCGCTAGCGTACCGGCAACAAGGCGAGCAGATGCGCGACGCACAAGAGCAGCACCGCGATCCACAACTGGACGCGTCCCATCTCCGCGCCGATTACACACACAAACGCCGCGAGCACGAGCAGCAAAGAGACGGTCAGCATGATTACTCCTTGGCCGGCGTGACGTCGGCGAGGTTGCCGCCGCCAAAGCGCGCGCTAAATTCGTCCTCGGCCATCACGTCCCAATCGTGATTCCAGAGGTCCTGCACGACCCAGTCGCCGGCGCGCACCTCCAGCATGCCGCGCGCGCTATGCACGTGGGGCCGGTTCACCCACCCGAGCGGATTCGTGCTGCACACACAGACGCCCGCCTGCACCGGGGCCGCGCTCGCGTCGTACGCTTCCGCGAGGACCTTGTAGGGTTTTTCGGTGTACTGCTGTTGTCCCGTTGCCATTGACCGCCTCACGCCAACCCGAGGGTGATGGTGAAGTCCACGTAGATCGGGCCGGCGGTGGTCCAGTTGCCGCCCGAGTTCTTGAGAATGGCGACCGTCGAGGCACTGCCCGCCGTCACAAACGCGGTTTGCGCCGTCCCGCTATCGTACGCGTTGGCCACCGTCCCGAGCGCGGCATTGGTGCCGAACAGGGTGTACCCGCCGGGGATCGTGCAATACAAATAGGGCCCGGTGGGCGTCGGCCCCGGGGCGTTGGCGAGTCGCAACGTCCAGTGCATGGTCTTATTGATAACCGTGTAGCGATTCATCGAGACATGGGACGCCGCGACGCCGGGCCAGAAGTTGGCGACGTCGAACGCCACGTCGAGCCAGGCGCCGCCGATCACCGCGTCAATCTGGTTATAGAGTTCCTGTTTCCAGGCGTTATCAATCACGGTGCCGGTCGTGCCGGTGCCGTCGTCATCGATGATCGACGTGCGCGTAATGGCCATGGTTAAACGCTCGTGTCCATCCGCCGCAACCAGTCCTCGAAATTGAAGCGCCGGCTGGAGGCGGTCACCGTGTAGGTCGGGTGCTGGGTCGGGTGCGGCCGGAAGTTGTTGATCGTCACCGACTGAATCTTGAACGTGCCCCAGACGTTGGTCGGCGCCGGCAGGTTGACCGTGATCGTCTTGCCCGCGGCGGTGCGGACGTCGCGACAGACATACGACACCGTGACCTCTTCGAGCGGGCGCATCTGCAGCGTCGCGTCGGCCCGGGCGCCGGCCTCCGCGATCGACAGCCGGCGATCCTGCACCCACTCCTCACGGACGCCGGGGCCGCCGTTGACCATGTCGGCGACGGTCGCTTGCCGCGCGGGGTCGTCACGCTGCACGACCAGATAGATCTCGTCGCCGGCGACGATCGGCGCGGTGATCCCGGCGACGCCGGTCAGCATCGGCGCGAGCGTGATCGGCGTGCCGTAGGGGATCGTGTTCTGGATCGATCCGTCGCCGGTCGCCGGGATGCCGGTCAGGCTGTCGCCCGTCACGGCGCCGTAGTGGATCCGGTTGTTGCCCGCCAGCACCCAGCCGGTCGCCGGAAAGGCGCCGGTCCCACTCACCGGAATCGTCGTGAGGCCGGCCAGCACTTGCCCGCCGTCGGCGACGAGACCCGAGGTATCGGTCGCGGGCCATTGGGTCTGCGGCACATCCAACACCGCCGTGTCGACGTAGGTCGTCGTGGTGTTGTCGTTGATCCTTGTCAGCAACTTCCAGTACACGCCATCCCACCGGTAGACGTTGCGGGCGATCGTCGCGGGGCCGCCGCCCGATCCCTTCGGCCCCGTCGCGATCCCGGTGAGGTGCACGGTTTGCGCCGGCCCCAGCCCCGCAGGCGCCGGCGGCCCTAACGCGCTATCCGGCGTCGTGTCGACGAAACTGGTCTGCACGGAGCCCGCGACCTCGCGGAGCAAGTACGCGATCGAGGGCGACCCGTTGGCGGGGGTCCGATACACACGCCGTTTCAGGACGTCCGCGCCGCCGTCCTGCACCGTGACCGTCACCGCGGCGTGCGGAAAACCGTTCGTATCGACGGCATTCGGTTGGGTCGTCACCTGGGCGAGCGTCGTCTTCATGCCCCCGTACGGCGCGACGGGGACGTTCATCGTCCGCACCGTTTTCCACACGCCGGGGGCTGTCGTTTGATTCTGATATTGAATATCGGCGTACACGGCGCCCGCGGCATCCGTGACATCCTGAATGGTGATGTACAGCGCGGCGGCGACGCCGGCCGCCAGCCCGCTGGCTTGAAAGAGTTGCAACCCCGACGTCGGGGGGCCGATCTTACTGGGCGAGAGGGCGGTCGTGGTTCGATACGCGATCCGAAAGTACACCAGGTCGCCCACCACGCCCAGATTCGTCGACTGTACCGGGAAACTCTGCTGCACGATCACCGGCGCCAGCGGCGACGGCGCCGACACCGTGCACACTGCGACCGCGGGGCCCATGCCGGCCGTTTCCCCGCTCGCCAAGACGTGCGTGACGCCGTACTGATACGTTCCCGGCGGCAAGCCCGCGCCGGCCGCGACCGCGACCGTCGGCGCCACGGCGGCCGGCGCGGTGCCGGTGACCGTGATGATCGACCCCGGCGCGTTCACGGTCTCGCCGGTCGCCGACACCCACGTATAGAGGTAATTGTGTTCGCCGACCGGCACGGCGCCGCCGCTCGTCAGCGTCAGCGCGACCGGGCTCGAGGGCGCGGTGCCCGACCCGACCAGCGCGCCGGCGCCGCCCTCGGTCACGCCGGTGTAGGTGAGATGCTGCGCGCCGCCGCTCGATCCCTGCGGCGACACCTTCGCGAAGATCCCCGGTCCCACTTGGAACATGTCGACGGCCGCGAGCGGGATCAACGTTTCGCCGGGCGCGACCGTCGCGAGCGCGTTCGAGCCCCGGCCCTCCACGTAGACGCGCGTTAACACCTGCGTCCGATCGGCGCTCGTCTGAAAGGCGCGCAAGGATTTGTGCGCCGGGGTCAGGGGTTCGGGCGCCTGCGTGGGATCCGGGTCGTCGAGAAAGAGATGCACGGCCTTCTGGTAATCGACGAACCAGTAGCCGCCGATCCGCCGCGCGAGACGCGTCAAGGCGGCGTCGAGGGGTTCCTCGGTGTAGGTGATCTCGTCGAGGACCGGCAGGTTCGGGACAACGGCGGTGCTCGTGAACCCATTGGCCGCCGCATACCGGGCGACGAGATCCGCCGCGATCGCCGACGCCGACTGCGTGCGGTACTGTTTCGTCACGAGCACGAACCCAAACTGCCACGTGTAGTCGACGCACCGGACGTCGGCCTGCACGTTCGCGGGTCGGTCGCCGACGTAGAGTTGCTGCACGGTCAGCGCGAACCCGGCGTAGAGGCGCCCCGCGGCATTCTTGGATCCGCGGGTGACGATCACTTCGGCGCCGGCCGCCGGCACGAGGTCCTTGACACGAAACCCGCAGGTGTTCGGGGTCTCGTCCAGTTCGTCGGTGATGGTGAGCGAGTCGAGGAGGACACGGTGCGGCGTCGCGCCCCACCCGACCTGCACGCCGTCGATCGCGATGAAGACGGCGCCACTGACGTAGCCGCCGCGCGACGCGCCGCCCCGCATGATCTTGCCGAGGGCATACATGCGGGCCTTCTCGCCGGCGGTGAGGGTCGCCATGCTCAGGCCGGCAGCCGGCTGCCGCCGGATTGGTAATTGTAGGTGAGCGCGTCGCCAATCAACCGGGCGAGTTCGTTCTGCGTGCCGAGGATGTTGCCCTCGACGGTGAGATTGACGGTCGGCGGCGGCCCCGGCGTGCCCCAGCCGAGGAACCCGTCGCCAAACTTGCGCTCCAGTTTCTGGATCACTTCGCCGGTCTTGGGGTTGACCAGAAATTGGTTCCCCATGCTGTCGCCGACTTGCTTGAGCCCGCCCGACGAGGCCGGGCCCTGCCCACCGGGGTGCAGCCCCCACGTATTCGACGCGTCGGCGACCTGCTGCAGCGCGCCGAGGGCGGCGCCAGAGGCGGCCGCCTGCGCGGTCTGTGCGGCGGTGAGCTCGTTCGTGACGTCGACCACGGGCTGGAGGGCGGCGGCGGCGGCCATGGCGGCGGCACTAAAGTCGTTGAACTGCAGCGCCTGCTCCGCGGTGAGATTGCCATTGCGGGCCATCGCGGTCATGGCCTCGTCCATCACTTTCTGGAGGTCGACGAGTTGTTCGTGGCTCAACTTCTGGACGGAGTTCCCGAGCAGGAAGATCGCCTCGGTCCACTGCGTCGCCTTCTCGATCGCGTCCTTGCCGAGCGCTTGGTCGCGGATCGCCAGCACCGCGTCCCAGTGGGTTTTGAGTTCCGCGGTGATGCGCGCGTGTTCTTGCTCCGAGGCCTTCGCGGCCGCCTGCTCCGACTTGAACGCGGCCTCCACGGCGGCGATCTGGCTCGCGGTCAACTTGTAGGCGGTCGCGACGGTCTCCATGGACACGCCGTGGTCGAGCGCGGCCTTCGCCGCGGCGATCGTGGACGCGGCCATGGTCTTCAGCACCGCGTCATTGTTCTGCGCGGCGACCCGCACCGTGTCCATCGCCTTGGCCCACGCCTCGTCGGCCTTCGCGGCCTCTTCGTTGGCCTTCGCGGTCTCCTTCGCACCTTTCTTCAGGTCGTCGACCCATTGTTGATTGATCGCCCGGGCTTCGTTGATATCCGTGATCGTGCGCTTCGCATGATCGGACGCGAGCTTCAGCACGTCGGCGTTCGCGCCGGCGGTCGCCCCGACGAGGTCGCCCCACCCGAGCCACTTCGCGGTCGCGTTGGCGATCGCTTGGTCGAGGTCGACGTTGAACCACTTGAGGATGCTCACCGCCCCGCGCCCGACGCTCCAGGCGGCGAGCGCCGTGCTCACCACGAGCCCCGCCGACGCGAACTTCCCGAGCTCCCCCACGCTCTTCCCGGAGGCCGCCCCGATGTCTTCGATCCCTTTAATCGCCGGCCCGATATGGATCCCCGCGGCGCCCAGGATCCCGTCGAACTGCCGCATGCTCGTCGTCAGGGTGTTCACCCCCGGCGTCGTCTTCGTCGTCACCGTCCCCATGTTGGCGATCGCCGTCCCGGTCTTGACGGTCGACATCTCGAACAGGTTCAGTTGCTGTTCGGCCTTCCCCACTTCGCTGTTGAACGCGGAGAAGTCGGCGTCGAATTGGGCGGTGATCGCCATTTACTTTTTCAGGTCCGCCACGATCAGTTCATAGACGTCGCGCGGGAGCTCCGCGACCCACTCGTACTTCCAGTGAAACGTCCGCGCGATCACAAGGTCGGTCATGAGGCCGGCGCGGTGATACGGGTTTTTTTTTGCGCCTCCAGGGCGGCCTCTTGCTGCTCTTCGTGCGCGGTCACGACGGCGATGAGTTCGCGATAGGTGTCCTGATCGAGCCCGTCGATCGTCGCGGCCCGAATGTCGTCGGGCTCGTCGGGGCGATACGGCAGCGGCTGCCCGTCGAACCCGACAAACGTCCACCCCACGATGTAGGCGAGCAGCTTCGCCATCCCGATCTTGCGGTGGTCGAGCGTGACGCGCTCCCCGTCCGGCGTGTCCTTGAACTGGCTGACAATCAACTGCCGATACTCGCCGGCGTTGAGGGTTTTCTTGACCGTGACGCTGTCGCCGTCACTGAGCGGCAGACGGACGACGTCCGGAGCGACGACACGACAGCGCGGCATTACGCCTCCATCGGCCCGAGGGCCGCGGTGATCTGCTTGTCCTGCACGGTGACCGCTTGCACCGGCCAGCACCAGTACCCGCCCTTACGCGGGGCGTTGAAGAGCAACGGCCGCTGCTGCAACTTGTACGGGTCGACGCGCGTGACCGTGGCGACGAGCGACCACTGCGCGCGGGTGCGCGATTTGTAAATGCGCCAGGAGCGGCACACCGCGGCGGTGTGCCACGCCCACGAGATCGTCGCCTCGCCGCCGGTCACCACGAGTTCGTCGAACATTTACGGATGGATCCCGGCGACCCAGGCCGTACCGTTCCAGTTGCAGTCGCTGCCGTTCCCCATCTCGACGTGCTGGCCGATCGTCCAGTTGGTCGCGGGCGACGCGACGATGCCGGTCATCGCCGCGAGATTGGCCGGCGGGGTTGCGCCGGCGGGCGTGAAGGTCCCCGGCAATCCGGCGGTCGCGCCGGTCGCGACGATCTGGCCGGGCACGGTCCACGAGGCCGCGGCGGCCCAGGTCCCCTTGACGGTCGGCGCCGACAGCGACGCATCAATCGACGCGTTCAGGTACGCGAGGCCCTGCCACTTGAACCCGGGCTCCTGATTGTTGACGACGAGTTGCAGCGTGCCGGGCGTGCCGGCGTCGGCCGCCTTCCAGAGCGCGAGATCGCTGCTGTTCCAGAATCCGCTCACGTCGCCCTTGAGGTCTTTCATGCCGGGCACGTAGACGCGGTTGGTGTCGCCGAAACACGTCACGTCTTCCATCTCGGTTTCTTCCGAGAGGGTCCACGCGTTGAGGGAGATGATCTCGACCAGCGTCGTCCCGCCCGTCGGATCCCAACTGACTTTCCCGAATTTGCCGGTCTTGATCGACATGTGTGTGTCTCCTTAGTCGGTGTCCGGATCGCCCGCGACGCGCGCCGCGCCGTGGGCATAGAGCAGGCTGATCACGTCGTACAGGGCCTGGCGCCGCCCCGCCGCCGTGATCGGGTCGAACGTCGGATGCGGCTGGACGAACCCGCGGTTGTACCCCTGCCGGGTCTGGCGCACCACGGTCCCGTGTTCGTAGAGATGGGCGTACGGCGCCCGACTCTGCACTTTCGCGCCGGCCAGCAGGCGCGAGCCCCGCGAGGGCTTGACCACGAGCATCCGGCGCAGCCGGCCCGTCTTGCCGCGCGGATAGGTCGCGTAGACCCGGTCCTTCGCGACCTCGGCCGCGGACACCAGAATGTCGTTCGCCTCGGCCACGAGATCGGGCGTGGCGGCCCGTAATTCCCGTTTGAATTCGGTGAGCCCGGTCCAGGTGACGCCCTTGGCCGCCATCAGTCGAACACTTCCGTACAGGCCAGTTGGGTTTGAAAGTCGCGCTCGCCGCGATTCACGACGCTGTCGACGTGATAGACGCGGCCCTTGAGGTGGACGCGGGTCGCCGTGGTGATCCCGGCGTGATAGTGCCCGACCAGCGTGAGGAGGCCGCCGGCCTCGGGCAGCGGCGTGCAGTACCACGTCGGCGGCGTGAGCAGCCGGACCCCGCCGGCGCCGTCGGTCTCGTCGAGCGTGACGATCTGCGTGTACGCCCCGATCGCCATCACCCCACCGTCGGATCGCGGTAGGCCGCGAGCAGGGTGTAAATCTTCGGCCAGGGATCCGCCCCGTCGCCGTCGCCGCGGTCGCTGTAGTAGTACGCGGTGAGGAGCAGGATCGCGTGCGTGACGGCCTTCGGCGCGGTCGTCGCGTCCCACGTCGGATCGGCGCCGACATGCAGGTACGACAGGATCGCTTCCTGCGCGGCGTCGAGCTTCTGCTGGACGTCGGCGTCATACGCGGCGTCGGTGAGATGGAGATGCGTCTTCGCCTGCGCGAGCGTCCAGAGCGGCGGCAGCGTGACGCGCGAAAACTCCAGCGTCACGGCGTCACCGCCTCGGGTTGCGCGTCGGTCGCCGGGGGCAGGGGGGCCACGACCGGCGTCGAGGCCGCGCGATCCGCGAGCTCGCTAATCGGGTAGTACTGCTGCTGCAGGTACGGCATCTCGCCACCGGGCACGGGCCCGAGGCCGTAATACGTATCGCGCACTTCGTTGACCGACATCCCGGCGGCGATCGCCGTCTTGGCGGCGGTCGTGCGCGTCGCGGTATCCATCCAAATCAGCAGCGTGTCGTCAAATTCGAGCGACAGATAGAGCGGCAGTTCGAGCCCGTCGCCCAGGCACGCGGCGATGCTGGCGAGATGCGGTTCGAGACACTGCGACTTGTACTGCAGCTGTGACGCTTCCGCGTTCGCATACGGCGGTTGCTTGTTGCTATTCAGAATGCTGATCGGCATCCCGAACACTTCGCAGATTTTTTCTTCCGTCCACCCGAGTTGCGCGATCAGTTCCGAGTCCACCGCGGACCCGCCGATATCGTGATAGGTCATCCCCTGATCGGTGAGCATGATCTCGCCGGTCTTGAAGTTCGCGAGCGTCGACTTGATGCGCTCGGCCGAGGCCGGATCGAGTTTCGTCGGCGCGACCAGCATGCCGGCGGGCCGCCCGCCTTTCGCAAAAAACGTCGTGCTGCTCGCCTGGATCGCTTGCGCCTGGGTGACCGCGCCGCCGATCGCGTAGAGCGGCGAGACGCCCACGAGCGGATGCCAGAGACAATTCCACCGATCGTGAATCAGATCCGCCGCGCCCACCACGACGGGCTCGGTCGCTTGCTGGAGCCCCGCGAGTTCGTTCGATTGCAGTTCGTAATACACACTGCCGTCGGGGGCGACGAGCGGTTTGACTTTCAGGGGATCGAGGATGTAGATCGCCTTCACGACGCCGCGCTCGTCGCGCTCTTTCAGGACGTAGGTATTCCCGTAGAGCAACTTGCTCAGCATCCACTGTTCGTAGAACTGCTGCGGGGTCTGGTAGCGATTGGGGCGGCGCAGGACCGGCGTATACGCGGAGTTCGTGGTCTCGAACCAGAACCCATCGCCGTCGAGTTCGAGCAAGAGCGGCGGCGCGATCTTGGCGATGTCCTGGGCGATGCGCGAGACGACCCCGAAGACGCTCGGGTTCGCGAGCGCGTTCTCCGTCGGCAATGAATCATTCAATTGCCACGCGCCGGTATAGGGCTCGCGGATGATCGGCGACCACCCGCCGCGCGCGACCGTCAGCATGGACGTCACGCGCGCGGCGAGACTCGTGAGGAGGCCCACCGGACTATTCCGGGGCGTCCGCCATCTGCGCGGCCAGCGACGGGGCCGGGTAGGCCGCCGCGGTGAGGTACTTCACGGCGTTCGCGTTGGCCTTCTTCCAGGTGATGAATCGCTCCGCGCGCAGGGCGACTGTGTTCATTTGGAACATCGAGATCGTGACCGTCGTCGCGAGGACCGGCGAGTCGGGCGCGGAATCCATTTGCAGCGAGGCTTCCGTGCTCGCGTCGATCGTCACGCCGCCGTCGTCGGCCTTCATAATCAACGCGGGTTGCAGCGCAATCACGTTGCTCCCGACCGTCTGCGACGTGATGAACTTCAGCCCCTTGTAACTGCCGCCGTTGATGTCGATCCCCGGAAACACCGGCGATCCGCTCGCGTCGGTCTTGAACGACAGCGCGAGCGCGTTGGTCGGCGACATCAGGAAGGTGACGCCGGCGACGCTGATGTTGTTGTTCACAAAATGCTGAATCAGCCCGAGAATGTCGGCGAGCGGATTGGCAGTCGCCGCCGCGGTCGGTGCGCCGTTCGTGATACTGGCCGGCGACACGCCGGCGACCGCCGCGACCGCCGGGTTGATGAATTGCCCGTCGAGGAACGCCGCGATCCCGGCGACCATTTCGCGCCGGACGACCTCTTCGGCCTTGGGACTCGACAACTTGACGAGTTCCTGGGTCAACACAATGATCCCGGCGACCTTGGCCCAGTCGAGCGCGACGCTCCCAAAGGTCAGCGACGTCACGGGTTTGGGTTTCATTTCCCCGACCCACGAATACGTCCCGCCGCCGGTCTGCATCGGGATCTTCGTGTTGAACGGCACCTCGTTGAACCCGCCGATCTTGTCGATGATCGTGGCGGCGCGCATCAGTTCGATGAAGTCGCTGGCGATGTTCTGATTCACGAGCGGCCCGGCCCACACGGCGTCCGTCGCCGTGCCGGGCGCGACTGCGGCCTTGAGCGCGAGCGCGACTTCCGGTGTGCTGTTGTCCCAGTGCGACGCAAAGCGCGCGACCCAAGTCGTGGGCTCGATCCCTTCTGCTTTCGCGGCGATCCGCGCACAGTGATAGCGGATAAACGCGGTGCCGGCTGGCAGATTGGATTTCACCGACACATGCCCGTACGGCGAGACGATCCGCGGGGTGTAGGTGGGCACGGCGGTCGCCGTCGCAATCAATTGCTTCTCGGTCTCTTTCCAGCGCCCGATCTGGGTCTGCAGCCCCTGGGCCTTCTGACTCCAGGCCTCGTGCTGCGACTGCTCGGCCTCGGTGAGATCGCGGTGTTCGTTCTCCGCGGTCGTCATCGTGTTCAGCATGCTCTGGGCGACGATCGCCCGCTCGGACTCCAGACCGTGAATGCGTTCGGGGATCGTCGGATTGCTCATGGCAGACTCCTGCGCCAGAGATTTCACCAAGCGAATGCTGGCGCTTGCATTCATGGGAATTGTGACCAGCGAGAGTTCGGCGATTTCGGATTTGCTGATGCGGCGCGCGCCGGCGCGGACGCGGTCGGCCCCGGCCTCCAGGACGCGCAGACCGACCGACACGCCACTGATCACGCCGGCCTTGATCGATTGCCACGCCTCGTCGACGCGCGTCTTGAGCGTCCCGAGTTCCTCGATCTCCGGAATCTCGGCGTCGAACAGGATCCCCTGCGCGGTCGCCGTCAAGATCGCGGTGCCGATCGGTTGTCGCGGATCGTGGTGCCAGAGGAGCGTGACGGGGTTGCGGAAGGTGACGCCGGCCGGGTCGACGATATCGCCGCCGCGGTCGAGTTCGGGGGTGGACGCAATGCCACTGAACCGGCGGCCGGCCGGGGCGACGGACTTGATGTCGAGCAGGCTATAGGCGCGGTCCACGGATGGTCGTGGACTATATCGTCAGATATATTGACGTGGATAGCGAAATCTGTTTAGGCCATATAGGCCGCCGGCCGCGCCCACTTCCGCCGCACTTGTCGCCACGCCAACTCATACGTGCGGGTTTCGGGGGGTTGATAGAGTTGGCAGAACGGCATAAACCCGAGCGCAAACACGCGTTCAATCCGGCGTTCCGCCTCGACGACGGACTCGTTGTCATATCCGATCATGGTGTAACAGCGCCGCTTCCGAAGCGGGATCCCGTCGAGGATCTGCGCCGCCCGTTCGAGCGCCGGGAGATCGTGCGCGGTATCACACGCAAACCACAATTCGCCCAACTTCACCGCGTCAAACAAGGGACGGTGCCACGCCTGGAGATAGTGCTTGTCGAGCCCCCCGTTGAAATAGACCCGGCGGTTCTGGGCGCGCAACATGGCGAACACGGCCCGAATATGGGGTTCGGAACACGCGAGCAGATTGTTATCTTGCACAATCCAGCCCGGTTGAATCGGGAGTTCCCGGAGCGCCCCTTCGCTCCGCGGGACATTGCACCAGCCGCATTTTTTGGGACACCCGCGACTAGTGATCGTGCACCCGAGTTTCAGGAATTGCCCGGGCACGAACGCGCCGCCCGGGTCGTTATAGGCCGGCCCGCCGATCTGCACGTCCCGATAGAAGGCACTCCAGGCATACGCCAGCCGTTCGGCCTCCGCCTTATGCCACGTAAACGTGACACTAACCCGGACGGGGATCTCGGGATCATGCGGCCGGAACAATGGCGGATAGCCGACGAAGGCGAGGGCATCATCCGGCGTCCACTGATTGCGGGCGACAAACACCCGGATCATCCGATGACCATCACCGCATACTCGGGGGCCTGGACGTTCCGTTCCATCGCGTCGATCGCCTGAATGAGCGCGACGACCCCGTCAATGCGTTCCGTCGAGGCCTTCTTCGAGGGCTTCAGATTGCCGGCCGGGTCGGTTTCGACCGACACATTGCCGACATTCCACCGCAGGACCGGGTGCCCGGCGTGCCGCAACGTCCGCGAGAGGACGTGTTTTTCGAGGGATTTGGTCGCCGCCGACAGGCCCGCGAACGTCTGCGGGACCTTGACGAGCGGGCACCCGTCCTGTTCGAGGCGATAGATCAGGCTCGTCGCGTTCCACGGGTCGGTCGCGACCATCTCGACGGCGAACTCTTCCCGCCACGCCTCGATCTGTTCGCGCACCGCGGCGTAGTCGCCAATCGTCGGCCCGGGGATCGTGGTCAGGTACCCGTCCCGCGCCCACTGGTCGTAGGGCACGCGGTCGCGCCGCACCCGGTCGGGGATCTTCTCGCCGGGCACGAAGAAATGCGGCAGCACGTCGAACCCGCCCTCGCCGTCGGGGAACACGGCCACAAGCGCGGTGAGATCCTCGGTCGCGCTCAAATCCATCCCGACGTAACACCGCCGGCCGCGGAGCGCCGTGCGATCGAGCGGCGACAGGCACGCGTCCCAGGCGGTGAGCGCCAACCAGCGCGAGGCTTGCTCGGTCCACTGGTTGAGATACAGCCGGCGAAAATTGTTTTCCTGGGCGGGGATTTCTGTCGCCCGCGCGGCGAGGATCTCCAAATCCTCCAGGCTGCGAAAGTCCCCGAGCGCCGGGTTCGCGGCCTTCCAGACCTTGCGACTCGTCCAATCGGCGTCCTTCGGCGCCTCATAGATCACCGGCAGAAACGTCGGATCCAACTTGGGCGACTCGCGCACTTTCTGGGCGTGGGCGTAGAGCTCCCAGAGGATCGAATGTTTGTCATACCCGGCGGTCGAAATCACAAACATCAGCGGCTGCGCGCGCGCGCCCATCGACGTCGACAGCACGTCGTACAGTTCCCGGTTCGGCGCCGAGTGGAGCTCGTCGTAAATCACCATCGACGCGTTGAACCCGTGCTTGCTGTACGCCTCGGCCGAAATGGCCCGGTAGACACTCCCGCTCGCGCGATGGACAATCCGCTTCTGCGATTCGACGATGTAACACTCGGCCGCGAGCTGCGGGTCGTTCCGGATCATCTGGGCGGCGACCCCGAACACCAGGCCGGCCTGGTCCCGGTCGGCCGCCGCCGAGTACACCTCGGCCCCGGCCTCCCCGTCCGCGAGCAGCCCGTAGAGCGCCACCGCGGCGGCGAGCTCGGTCTTCCCGTTCTTCCGCGGCAGCATCAGCAAGCACGTCCGGTACTGCCGCCGGCCGTCCCGGCGTTTCTTGAAGAGTTGCCGGACGATGCGTTGCTGCCACGGCCGCAGGGTGAACCGCTGGCGCGCGAACGGTCCCTTGGTATGCGTCAGGCTGTTGATGAACGCGATCGGGTCCTGGGGGGGCGCTGGGGGGCCTTGCGCGAAGTTCTGGGGCGCCTGCCAGCCGCCCCGTGGATCCCGTCGCGGGGGCGCCGGCGGGTCTGCCAGGGGTTTCGCCACGGTTACGTGGCCTTCGCCGAGGTTACGTAGCCCGGGACGTGGCACTTTCGCCTAGGTTGCGTGGCCTATTCTGACCGGGAAAGGCCGTGTTGGGGCGGGCAGGGTTTGGGACGCCAACGCCGTCCAACCTTTCGACTCCCCCCCGTCGATTCGCTGACTCAAATTTATACAGATTCGGCCGGATTCGGACTCGTGGGGTCTCGACGGATCTCGAACGGATCTCGTGCATACCTATGCACCCGCCTTGGTCTTGGCGATGTGACATCCACCACACAGGGCCTGCAGGTTCTCACGGTTCCAGAACAACGCTTCATTCCCGTCATGCTTGCGGATATGGTCCACCTCAAGGGTGAGGGTGACCTGTCCACACTGCGCGCACGCATACGCTTGCTCCACCAAGACCTGCTGACGTAGGCGGAACCACCGCGCGATGCGGTACCAGCGACGCACGTCCACGTTGGAGCGCACGGCATGGCGGGCACAGGCCCCACGGGGCACGAGGAGCGAACACCCGGGTTGCGCGCAGTACTGCATCAGTGCACCACTGGCCCCACCGCCTGTCGCTCGGCGTGATACGCCGCCGCCTCGTGCAGCAGGGCGTCCTTCTGCTGCAGCAAGCGATACCGCATATCGGCGTATTCGATCGTCAGCCGGCGAATGTCGGCCTGGAGATCCGGCGTCGTCATCACGGCGTTCAGCGTAATCAGCCGATCCTCGACGACTTTGAGATCGGCCAGTTTGTCATCGACCAACTTCAGCGCGTATTCGAGAAGCGTCATCGCGTCACCTCTGG